TGCATTCGAGCAAGGTGTCTGTTGTCAGCATCAATTTTTGGACGTTCCAGATTGACGCAGGATTTGTGAGGCGAACATCGGCAGAAATCCGGTGATTGATCACTGCTCTGTCGATGTTTGCTAGCGCCCACTGAGTTGGAGTGCTAGTACCTATGTAGTGATCGAGGTTAGAAGCAAGCTGGTGGTAGACGCGCTGAATCATGAATCCAGTTCGTTTTGAAAATTCTTGAGCCACGATGCTCTCAAGTTGAGTCCCCCAGTAAGCAGCCTCGCTAGGTGCTCGGTCCTCGGTGATTTCTGTGGTCTTCTCTCTGTAGATGTCAAGAGGAGTGCGGTATGGATTGATACCGAGAATTGCAGCAACATCAGATCCACCGATACCTTTTTGTCGAGCCTTAAGCCATTCAATCCGATTAGTCACGGTGCGCTCCGATGAAGGCAAAGAGAATCCAGGTGATGAGGTTTCTGAGCATGGTTGTTCTTAGCTTTGATGCGCCAATCAGGCAATAGAAGGAAGGAGTGAAGTCGCCACCGATTGCCGCAGGCACGCATAGTTCTCAGGTAATAGTGTTCGGCGCCGTCAGTCCAGAGATCCAAGCAGCGAGTGTTCGTCACTGGGTGAAGTTTCTTGGCCAGTTCCTTGGCGCGAGTGCCGAAGAAGTAGACGGGCTTCATGCGGCATTCCTTTGAAAGAAAGCGAGGATGCGAGCGATGAAGGTCTTTGAATGCGTCGGCGGCTGCGCAGCTTTTCTAGCTTTCTTTGCACGTGCTGACCGCGTTTTGATTGCTCTACGTGCATCACGACTCAATTCGTGCTTAGGGCGCCGATGTGGGTGGGAGGGAATGCTCATCATGCAGGCTCCTCATTACGCCCCGCGGGACTTGTAGAAATTGTGCCAATCCTGAACGAGTTGGCTGAATTCCTTGTTCTTGCTGATTTTTTTACTTAGCCACGATTCAAAATCCTCAAGTGAAGGATCTTTGACGCAGCGGCTGTACCATTGGTAAACGATAATTGCCTCACGTCCGCGGGCTGCGATTGCTTCTTGGGTCGCTAATTCGAGTCTTGCGCCCAGAGCAACATTCAAAGCGGCGCCGCCAACTAAGTGTTGCAGCGCGGTGGTGATGACTTTGACGTTCATTGGCTGAACTCCTAAAAAAGTACGTAACCATTAAGAACTGCCCACTGCATGAGCAGGCAGAGTGAGATACCGAGAGCGCTGATACCGGCGCCAGTCAGAAAGGCGCAGAAGATGATTGCGGTATCGCTGAACCCAGTACGTTCGTTGTGGCCGAGAAGTTTTTTCAACGTCATGTCGTTCTCGGAAAAAAGAAAGGCCCCGGCAGGTGAGTGCCGAGGCCTATTAAGAAAATTAGGTGATTACGCGGTTAAGCGCTTGGGCTGTTGCGAAGCCCAGTGTTGGTAGCACGAGAGATCTTTCACCGAGTATCCCTGCTTGGCTAGAGCATCTTCCATAAAGCCAAGTCCCAGATCATTAACGGCTTCCCAAAAATGAGCTGCGAGAGGGGATTTCACGCGGCGCAAGAGCGCTAAAAAGAGATTCAGATCGTCTCGAAAGAGATATCGCCAGTAATAGATAAAGACAACGATTTTCTCGGCCATAGCCTCGTCGATCACGATTGACCCTTCGGGAATTGCCGGAGCCGAAAGCTGCGGCTTAAGTGTGCATGTCTCGATGAGTGCGAGTGCTGCTTTCATCTGATCGTGTCTTAGGTCTTTGTAGCTCGCGATCTTGAAGTAATCGTAAAGAGCGTTGTAGACCGTCTGGTAGTGAACCGATGAGTTCTTTGCGCGTGACTTGATAGCTTTGCGGATCTCGTACTGCTCTGTAGTCGTGATCAGCGCGGACTGGTCTGTTTCGTAGCGTCCCGTGCGGCGAATCGCCGGCAGAACTTCCGACGTTACCCAGCGCTTGAAGCGTTTTGCGCTCTCCAGCTTGGAGCCGAAGATCAGTGCGTAGAGGCCGGACTCGGTGACGCAGTTGACGGTTTGCGTGCGGCCCATGCTGTCGGTGATCTCGGCCTTGACGATGTCTTCAGGGTCGACAAGATCGGCAATCGCCTTACGCGGATTGCTGTGTGAGAGCGCCTTGCAGATGTCGGTTGCGACAAAAAGAGGCGCTTCAGGCGTGCCAAGGGTGCGGACGGAAGAATTCTCAAAAGAGAAAGTGAGTGCAGACATTTAGGTCTCCTTAGATGCGTTGAATGCCGCTCGCACGGTTCCAATCGTGGCGGGCGGGCTTGTAGGTTTGGAACGCCGCTCTAAGGAAACGGCCCCTCGAAGAGGGTCCTACAAGCCCACCCATAAAGGAGGCTTGTCGATGACGTAACTGCCGGTTACGCCATCCTGCACATCAAATAAAAAGCCGCTTCCAACGGTCGGCGGCTTTATTGTGCGCCTTAGAGTCGGGGTTCCAATCCCGTCCCCGTCGCTTTCACGGGGCAGGGTTATTGTGCCCGATCTTAGGCGCTGTGTCAAAATGGAAAAGGCGCTTGCGACAAACGTCGCGAGGGGAGTCTTGCCATGAATAATCTTTATCGATCTCTTATTTCGTTGGCTACCGTGTTCCCGTTGAGCATCACGTTCAGCTATTTGTACTCGGATTGGCTGCTGAGCCTGTTGCCTGATGTGGTCTCTCATTTCTTAGAAGCTCACCTGAACGCGCAGCTGGTATTCGTTTTGTGCGCAGTGGTGTTCAACTATGCTCTCGGGCAAATAATCCTGATCTACCTCGGGTGGGTCGCGACGAAGTTGGATCGACTCCCCGTGAAGCTAACAAGCGTCAAAGAGCTGGGCACAGATAGCCTGTTGGCCTATCTGCCATATGTTCTTCCTTTGTTCATGATCCAGGGAGATCGCCAAGAGCCGACGGGGTGGTTGCTTGGCGGGATCTTGTTGTTGATCCTCTCGTGGGCGTCAATGACGATTGCTTTTTCCCCATTGCTGCGAATTTGTGGAATGCGCTTTTTTGAGGCCACGCGACCAGACGGCACTACTGTGACGGTGTTGATCAAAAATCCCAGCCTTAGGCCGTTGCGATTGACGGAAGCTTCAAGTATTTCGGATAACTGCTTGTATGGATTGAAATGATGGATAACGCGGAATCTCTGTTTGTCTCTGGAGCCTCTTTTCGTGGGGTGTCGACCTGCGTTCGGCGTCTCAAACTCATGTCTGATGCGGCCAATGATATAAGCGCCGTTGTCAGAAGCCAATACGAAGAGTTTTCAGAGCTAAGCGAAGTTGAATTCGACGGTCGTTACAAGGTGGAATCAGACGAATGCTTTTCCATCAGCGACTATGTTGATGCCGATGGAACATTCGCGTCGTTTCAGGAAATCATTAATGGTAACTGTAGCGATGTACTGAAAAACACGGATTCCTTAAGCGAATGCCGTGCTCTATTGTTCCGAGCGCCACAATTACCTAATCTGGTGCTAATTCAGCGCTTCACCAATTCTTATCTCGCTAAGCGCGATCGTTGGTTTGGTTTCGGTTGCGGCGACTCAGTCAGAAAAATCGAAGAGTCCGCATTCACTATTGCATCGTCGCTTTCAGGGGTCTATGACCTCGAGTCAAAAAGATTGCGTTTTAAAAGTGTTCAGAACATCCGCGCGGTCCTTCCGGGGTTTTCTGATCAGTATGCGCCCGGAGCGGACAAGACGACCATTACAACCTTCTTCCGACAGCCAATCTTCGATCAAGATAGTGCAGACAAAGTCCAAGCGCTTGATTCGATGAAGGTGGCTCGCTTGGTATGGCTACTAAAAGAGCAGGACGCCCCTCTCGAAAGAAGACTGGCTACTTTTCAGAAATACGATGAAATTCTCAACCTGAACTCAGTCAGAAATGGAAAAATCATTGTGAGCACAGAAGTGCGCAAAATGGAGGTGATTCTTCGCATTTTGTTGGGGGATGTGTTTGAAGACAATGGACGAATCTATTTAAGCAACTCGAAGAGGCCAATCGAACGATTTGCGTGATGAGCTTGTCTTTACTTACGAGATCACCACGGACTGGCGTTCTTCGAGCGCCGCTCCGGGGATGGTCTCGCCGTCCTTGAGCGCCTTCTTCAGCGCTACTTTGTCCGGATCGATCGTCGTCTTGATGCGCCTGAAGGCTTCGGGAAGGGCCTCAAGGTCGAGCACCTTGACGGCTTGCGTCGTGCCGATGCGAAGAGACACCATGACGCCTTTGACCTTTCCGCCCATAGCTTCGAGCGCGGGCATCATGTAGGCCTTCAGGCGCTCGGACTTGTTCTCCAGTGCCTTACGGCGCTTTGCAAGACGCTCTTCTTCAGCCTTGATAGCTTCGGCTTCGGCCTTGAGTTCGCGGCAGTAGCAAGCCGTCCCTTCGAGCTTTTCAGCTGCTGCGGTGGTGTACTCCGCGTAGGCGGCAAGGGCTTCGCCATCGACCTCACCCGTATCGGGATCGGCGTCGAGGCGGTCGAGAAGTTCGCGCAGCGCGCCGGGGATTTCGTAAATTTTCATTTTGAGTGCTCGCAAAAAAGCCCCGGTGGTTGACCGGGGCTGAATGGTTGTTAGAAGGGCATGTCGTCATCGACTGGCGGATCAGGCGGCATAGAAGCTGCGCTGGAGGTCTGTGCCTGCGTTCCTCCGTCAAGCTTGCGCACCGCCTTAGGATGCTCCTTCAGGTTCTTAAGAAGCGCGGGGATAGCCGTGGCTTCAGTCGCGCCCGAATCGATCTCCTTAGCGGTTCGACCGGTGGCCGGATCGAATGCGCGTCGGATCGTCATGTCGTTGGCGATCTTTACCTCCCCTAGATAGAGGTATTCGCGGGGCTCTGCTTCAAGGACGAGGCCGATTGGCTTTCCTTCGATCGCCTTTCCGCGATAGCCCTTCACGATCTCGCCTTTCATGGTGCGTACCTTGCCTTCGACCCATTCGACCGACTCGGTTTTGGAGCAAAAAAGCATGGACTGGAAGATACCCATACCAAAAGCCTCTTCGCCGTCGCTTTTGACGATGCAAAGCGAGAGCCACGCCGTGGCTCCATCATTCGATTCGAAGTAAAACCGGAGCATCGCGGCTCCGTTCTTCGTTTCGTACTGCTCTGCCTGCAGGATCTTTCCTTTGTAAGCCCCAGTTTCAAAGATGCGGGCCGGGGTTTCGCTCCTGATGGCAGATACCTTGTCGGCCTTGATAGTTCCGATGATCATTTAGATTCCTTTGCCGATTCTTCGGCGGGTGTTGAAATTCCGTAGTACTCGCAGATGGCCTTGTCGACCTCTGCAAGGTCGTTGTCGATCTCGTCTTCTTCGAACATCCCAAGAGGAGATTTCACGGTGTCGAAGCCTGAGTTGTGAGTGCGAAAGAGGTACTTGCCCTGATCGACCGCTGTTCGAAGGACGGTTGTGAACATCCCTTCAATGACGATCTTTTCGTCCAGCATCTGCCCGATCGTTTTGATGCGCGTCACGCCATCCTTGACCACCGTGTGCGCAAGGAGATAGACGCGTTTTGCATCGTCGAGCTCTGAAGCGGTCTTGGCGAGATCGAACCCGCAGCCGCCGATCTGATTCCACTTGTCATAGCCTCCGACGTTCCGCAACTCCATCATTCTGAAGGATAGGAAGTACTGCCAATCGTCGATGACGATGATCTCCTTTGAGGTCTCCTTCATGGACTGAAGGATGAAGGGGACGTTGGACGTGCAGAGGATGTTGCCGCCACTCAGGCGTGTGAGCTCTTCTCGCTCTCGCTTGTTCTCGACAACTTTTTTAGTTCCGAGCTGAACAAACTTCCAGCCAGTTGACCTGAAAGGAAGCGGTTTTTTGACCGGTTGGATGATTAGCGTTTTGGTTGGATCGATATTGCGAAGGGAGCAAGTCTTGCCTGACCCACTTTCGCCCAAAACAAGCGTTCCGTAGCTCATGTATGATTCTCCGTGTGGTTAAAACGCGAAGACTTCATCGAACTCTTTTCGCATGCGCTCGATGTCGTCTTCGTCTTGCCCGGACATAGGGAGGTTTGCGGAGGCCTGTTCGGCTTCCCAAACCTCTTTTTCTTTCTGGTCATTCGGTGTCATTTGAACCACCTTTCCAAGATGTAGCGAATGAGGTCGAAAAAGCCCGCCTGTTTGGGGGCGGGCTGTGCGGTTGTTCGCAGCTGTTCGGCCGCTCTTGGTCGTCTGGCGGCCCCGGCGCGCTTCTGCTTCCGGCTGCTTGAGCCATTCGACCCGGTCTGCTGAGTCGGTTGTCATCGGAAAAATCTCCCTAGTAAAAAGGCGAGCCCCTGGAGGAAGCTCGCCTTGGTGTGTTTCGTTGCTTTGGTCTTGCGCTCTCTCGCTCGGGCCTTGCGCGCTGCGCATGCCCTGCGCTGGCGCTTGCTGAGCTGAGAGCGATGCCGGTGCGGGTGCTGGGGGATGGTCATTGCGGTTCCTTCTCTGAGCGGGTGAGGTCACTCCAAAGCGCGAAGAGTGCGCGACGTTTTGCGCCTAGCTTGGCGTCCAGTTCGTCTATCAGGCTGTGCACTTCATCTTCCTTGCCCTCCTCGTAGCGATCCCGGATGATTGAGAGCTCTCCGGCCTCCTTGTGAGACCAAGCGTGAGACTCGCGGAGCTTCTTGAAGATCTGAATGAGCTCCTTTTTGGTGCGCCTGATCATGCGGCGTCCTCAGCACGGTCGCGCTTGTTCTCCTCGTACTCGTACTGAGACCATTCCTTGCAGGCCCGGTCGGCCTTGTGCAGGATGCGGTCGATTACGTCGAAGAACTCCCCGCCCTTGGCGGCCTCGCGGTCGAACGCTTCGCGGAACCCCTCGACGTTGTACAGGGAGCGCTCGAGGACGCGGCGTGCGCGGGTCTCGCGGTCATGGCCGGAGAGGAGCGCCCACCACACCCCAAGTTCGTAGAGATCGCGGTAGAAGTCGATCTCGAGCTCAGCCGCGCCGGAAAGGATGCGGGGGATGAATTCGTATTGCATAGTGAACCTCAGTTGGTTGCGAGGTAGCGAAGGAGGAAGGAGCCGCCGTAGATGACGAGGCACATCGTCGCGAAGAAGATGACCCCGCCGATGACGCCGATCATCTGAGCTTGATGCTCTCTGGCGAGCTCAGCCGGGGTAAAGCCCTTGGCCGGGCGGCCCGTCAGCGCGTCGAGCAGGAATTCCGTGAACTTGGTCATTTGCGGCTCCTCATCTGGAGAGCAAGTGCTCCTCTTTGGGTGGACAAGGGCCCCCCCCGCCGCGAAAGCGAAGCCCTCGCGGTCTTCAATGTCCTCGTCAATGTCGAGGAGCTGCTGGAGGTGTCCGCGAAGAAGAGCAGCAAGCTCCACGTCGGCCGTGTAGATCGCCTTATGGATCACGCTTCGGAACCCCTTGCAGGCCTCCCACATGTCGGCGTGGTTGAACAGCCGGAAGTCCACGAGGGTTTTGTAGGTGCTCATGTCGTGCTCAAAGAAAAGCCCCGGCGCTTTTCGGCGACGAGGCTTTGTAGTTAGAGATGATTGTCAGTTACGCGGGCTGATGGCTCAGCCAGTGTTTGTAGCAAGGAAGCTCCTTGACGCTGTATCCGATCTTGTCGAGAGAGGCTTCAAGGTTCAGCCAGTTGAAGTCGTGAACGGCTTCCCACATGGATGCAGCGTAGGGCGAATCGACGCTTCGGAGGAAGTCCACATAGCGCTCGAGGTTTGCGCGGTGCAGGTAGCGCCACGTGTAGACGAGAGACCGTAGTTCCTCCATGAAGTGCGCCTTGACGGTGTAGACCTTCGGCGGGATCGGCTCGTCGTGATAAGTGGCAGCCTCGATGCGTTTCATCTGAGCCTTTTCATGCTCGATGCATTCTTCACGCGTCATGATTTTGACTGACTGGATGAAGGAGATTGCGGCCTCGAAGTCTTTTTCGAGAATCCGCTTGTAGCTGGGGACGTTGAAATGATTTTTCAGCGCCGAGTAAATCGTTTGATAGTTGATCCCGTAGCCTTCGGAGCGGCGGCCTACTGCTCTTTGGATTTCGCGTTGCTGTGCGTCGGTGATATATGCCGGAGCGGGAGGATTCTTCAGCGCCTGTTCCATCCGCTCGAACTCATCATAGAAAGCACACTTGAATTCGAGCGCCTTAGCACCGGTGAAGCCCATAGCCAATAGACAGAAGCCCTTGCGATCCATCCAGTACGCAGGAACCTTTCGAGTAGCACCCTTGTCGTTCAGACTGACTGTTTCTGAGTATCGCGCAAAATTGCGTAATACTTGAAGTTCTTGATTTTTTGCAATTAGGTCATCTACCGCGCGAACTACGTCGCTGTGCTTTTTGCCAAAGTATTCTGCAACTTTGAAGCTGGACGTAACCGCACGGCCTTCAACCACACGGAAGGCATTTTGAACAATGTTCTGAGCCATTGTGAACTCCTTTACATATTTGATTAATCGCCCCTTTTGAGAGGGCGGCCAAGCGCTCAAAACCGTGTAAAGGCGGCGGGCATATTTCCCTTTTGGGTTTTTTATTAGCCTCACGCTCAGCCATGAGCTGAGCTATCCGCGCCCATAGGGCTACAGATACAAAAAAATCCGCATGACTGACAGGGCGGAATCCGCTTTACAGGTGTTTTGAGCACCTGAGCGCAGTATGCCCGAATCTGCAAGCGATGTCAAAATTCAGGTTCAAGCCGCCTCCCGGAGCGTGCCTTGCATGGGGGCGCGGCATTCTTGGAATAAATGCCGGGGAAGCGGCCTGAAGCTGGGCTCTCATAGGAGAGCATGAAAAAGCCCCCGCACCTTTCGGTACGAGGGCCTGATTGTTCGCGTCAGCGGTTAGTGACGATGCTTTGGGGGAAGACCGCGAAGTAGGTACAGGGCGAATGCCGCACCGATTACGCCAAAGATGGCTACTAGCGTCCATAAGTCCATGTTCATCGCTCCAAAAGGTATGTGAGTAAGAGGCTGACCGCCAAGAACCCCAGTCCAATCAACGCCCCTTGGAAGTTGTACTGGAAAAGCCCTAAGGCCAGACCTGCAACACCTACTTTCTCATAGATGTCGGCGATCCTTTTCACTAGAGCGCGTTTTTGATTGTCAGTAAGTGTCACGTCGTGTCCCCGTGTGTCTCTGCAATCCATTATACGAAAAGCCCACCTCAGCCCGCTCTTGAGAATGGGCTCGGGTTAGCCTTCTCCCCGGAGCACTACGCCGGGGCTGTGTGTGGTTGGCGCGGGCATCAGCTCGATGCCGCGGGGTTCCCCTCGCGCCGTATGGGATCTCCCTCGGAGTAGGCTGTAGGTTGCCGGGATAGCAACTGGCACCCACTAACCAACTCCAAGGGAGGAAAAATGTTCGAGATGAATAACCCTCAGCACTTCTACTTGGGACAGGGCGTCCCAAAACTTTCAAAGGCGGAGGTTCTGTTCTTTGGTCTCATCCAGAGCGGCGCCATTACGCTTGAAAAGGTTCCGCTCCCGTGCGCTCGCGACGAGATCGGATACGTCGATGACGCCGATCCGGCCGTTATGGAACCGCTTCAGCAGAATCTTGAGCTGCTCGCGGATCTGTATGAGAAGTGCCGCCGGTTTGCGGCTCGCCGTGATGAACAGAAGTAAGTTGCCGTAAGGCTTCAACCTCATCGAAGAAGGCGCTCAGGGCTTCCTCGAACGCCTTCTTTTGGTTTTCAACCTCTTCCCGCGTGATTGGAGCGATGTAACTGCCGCCTGTTCCCAAAACATTTTTGCCTTCGCGAAACGAGGCAGCGTTAATCGCCTGCGCATACGCACTCGCGGCAATCAGAAGCCAGCGCAATTCGTTTTCGGCCGTCTTGCTCCTTCCAGGAAGCGAAAGCTTGAAGTATCGCTTGGCGTCAATTTCCATCTCTTTCTCCTATGAAAAAGTCTGTGAAAGCGTCATCGTGAGAAGCCGCTTTCGTAGGCCTTTTTCCCCGGCGGGGTAGCGGCTTTACTGACCGCTAGACCCGCTCGGGGATGTCTGGATGATCCGAGAATCTTCTTCCGTGATCGGCGTAACGATCAGACGGCCGTCTTCAATTTCTACCTTCATAAATCCTCCTAAGAAAGGCCCACAGAAGCGCTCTCAAAAGAAAGCGCTTCAATTGGCCTCCCCGTCCGGGTGCTGAGGGCTTCGGAAAGCAGGCTCAGCACCAGGTCGGGGGCGTGTCTGGAAGGATCGACCCAACGCCCCTTTTCGGCGTCTTCTGCTAGGTAGGCTGCACTGCCTCGATTCCTTCCGGCTCCGGCTCTTCACCGTCGCTTGCCCCTCCCGGCTTCCGGCCGGGGGAGGGAGTTTGCATTCGAAAAAGCTTTTTGCTCTCTCGACAAAGCAAACTTTACACGTGCAAGCAATGAAAAGCAAGTTAAACTTGCCTGTAAGCCGTGATAAAGGCAAGTTTATTTTGACCGAAGTCAAAAAAAAGGCCCGCTCTATGGCGGGCCAAGGAGGGGGGGAGAGGGGTAAGAGGGGA